ATGCGCCCGCCAAGTTGGACATCTAGTTCGTCAACCTGATCCCAAGACAGAATGGCCAGCGTGTCAGTTGTTGGCGTCAGACTTAAATCAACGATGTCAGCCGGTGGTGCGCCAAGACCTTGAACGGTGTAATCCGCCAATGCCGGTTTACTGAACAAAACACCACTGGCACTAATTGCACTGACTTGGATTTGATAGTTGCCTGGCTTGGCGTCAAGAATGTCTAGCGTCGTGCCTTGAATAACCTCTTCGGTAAAGTTGTCGTCTTCGTGGCGATAACGCACACGGAATTTTTTGGTTGTTTGGCCGCTTGGAACGCGCCAGTGCCAGGTGATCTTGATTGCAACTCTGCCATTCAATACAAATTGGACTTCTTTGGTTGGCTCCGTTCCACCCAAGGGAATAAGCTCTAATACCTCAAGATCTTCCGGCGGCTCTGGGATAGTGTCTAAGTTTGTGGCGTCACGCTGCTGAAGTTCTTCACCGTCTTCAACGTAAGCGTATTTGCCCTCGTTGTATGAAACGGCGTTGATGGTGTAGAGCATCTGGTCTTGCTCTTCAATTGCAAGCACGCGCCATAGCGTTGGCTGGATGTTACTTGCTCCCAAGCCAAGGCTTTCAAGCATCCAAATACTGTTGACGTTCGGGGCGATGCTGAAAGACTCTTGGACTGTAATTACGCCTGAGACAATCGTGTCTACAAGTCGCGTTTCGGCTGTTCCGTCAGGCAAAATAACGTGCAATTTGCTTCCCGACCCAAAGCTCAAATCGGTGTTTGCGGTATCGTCAACTGTGATTGAAGTGGTTGTTGATGCGTTGATTCGACCTGCTTTACGCTCGCCAGCAACAACAGGATCAGCGATCTGAATCACCATACCGGGTCGAACGACCTGCCCTGCGGAAAGACTTGACGTGAAGGAAACGACTTCTTTCTCGTACCTTTCTGAGTACAAAATCCATCTGCCAATTCTTGCGGCTTGGCCACGGCTTGTGCAGGCGAAGGCGTCAAACTCTTTACGCACCACGCCATACTTTGCAATGCCGTCTTGATCTTCAACAACCTCATAGGCTTTGTCCTTAAGATCAATGTCGAGGTAGCTAACCACAACAACGGTGGGGCGAGTTTTTAGACTGCTGCCGCTATACGTGAAGCCGTCCTCTGTAACATTGGCCATCGTGAATAGATAAGCCGGATCACGTGGTGCGTCTTGTGCAATCGTCAGACTGCCTGCACTCCAAAAGCCTTGGCAGCGCATGACTGACAGCAGGTCATTGACTAACTTGAAGGACTCCTCAGCTGTTTGAATCGTTGTATTGCAGCTAAAGCGTGCCTCCGTTCCACCGAAGCCATCATCAACAAGTTCATTGCTATATTTCGACGCTGCAAAAAACGCCCACTTATCTAGCTGAGAAACGTCAATATGGTTGCCGAAGCCGTACCTAGTACTGGTCAATAAATCCCATAAAATCCATGCTGGGCAAGCGCACCATGTTGCGGCGGCAAAGGTTCCGTCCCAGACAAAATTTTGCGGGTAAATAATTCTGCCGGTGTCAGAGTCAACGGTGACGCCATTGGGGATCTTGACTTTGACGCCCTTGATCAGGTACTTACGTGAGGGGATGCTATTGAATTGTTCGGCATCTACACGCAAGCCGATGAGAGCGCTGTTTGCATAGGTGAGTTTTGCCCACTTGATTTCGGTCATGCTTGACCAGCTAAAAGCGTCGGTCTTAAGAGGGTTTCCGCTGTCTTTCGTGATCCGTTCTACCTTTACATCTACGTTATCCGTAGGGTTTGGGCGCTCAAACTCAATCAGATAATCCTTTTGGTAAAGGTCGGCTGTGCGGCCACTGATCTTGTCAGAGATAACCTCTACAAAGCCCCCGCTTGCGTACTGCACAAAGATCTTTAGTTGTACAGACGTACCGCTTGTGTCGCCCGTCTCATTATCAATTTTTTGTAACGATGGAACCGAAAGCGTGATCCTTACCGCATCAACTTCATCGTCGGTGACACTCTCAACAATGGGAACAGATTGAGCAACAGGCCTATTAACTACACGCTCATTTTCCGTTCCAGGGGTTAGAGGTATATGCTTTTGACTTTGCGTGCCGTTTCGCGTGTAGATAGTAACGTCTTCAAAATTAAAATCCCCGTTTGCGCTTTCTAGCTGGGTGTCATTAAGAAAGATCGATTTATTTCCGTCAACTAAACCTTCAATCTCGCCTTCTGAAATCAGGTCGATGACATTTGCGTATTGCCTTGAATCCAGAGAATCTGGCGCGGTTTTGGGAGCACGACTGCTGCCGCCGCCGCTACCGCCTTTGCCACCGCCGCCACCGCCGTAACCGATAATCTCCGTCATGCTTTTACCTGAACGGTGTCGATGCCAGCAGAGATAACAACGCTGCCGGTCAGAGTTCTACCGTAAACGATAGGAACAGGCGTGCCACCACGGCTTGTATTTTGTACGCCTGAGAATGAATACGATCGAGATTTGCGTGGATCTTGTTCAGTATCTGGGCCTTGCGGAATTGCAGGCGTTGGCGTGAGAAGTGTGGCAACTCCGCTTAGAGTTAAGCCAGCACCAATTGCAAATAACGCTGCTGACCCCCAAGCTGCACCCGTCCCACCAAAAATTCCAAGACCGAGAGCGCCTCCAGCTCCGGCAAAAGCAGTGCCACCAAAACTTACAAACGAAAGTGCAATTAGCGCAGCTCCCGCAATTATTTGCCCCGTCCCACCGCCAGCACCAGCAACGACGGGAATGATCTTGATTTCCTCCTGGCCTACCGGAAAATGAAGCTCATTCTCACCTACAGACTCTTCACCTAATAAGATCGTGTAATCGCCACTAGCAATGTGTGCTTCGACCCCTGGAAAGTTTGCTACTAGCATCCGTACCGCCTCAGCAACGGATAAAAGTTCAACCTCAAGTTTGCGGAGGCCAACGAACTTGGCGAGCTGCCCGTAAAGTCTGACCTTACGCAACATGACGCAACCGCCTCCCTGTCACCGATTGTAGCCAGCCACCATAAATATCTCTACTACTCAGACGTCCGGCAAGGTGATGCAGCACCATTCCATCACCGATGAATACGGCGCAGTGATTCAACCCTTTGCCGTTAATCTGCATCAGCAACAAGTCACCACGCTCCAGTGGTTCGTTTTCAGCCAGTTGGCGGAATCCTGTTGCAGCCCAAGCGCCATCAAACATAGGCGCATTCATGAACAGTTCTGGTGTTGCAGGACGATCCCAATCACGCAGCATGATTCCTTCTTCTGCATACCAGTCACGCGCCAAGGTCCAACAATCGTTGACAGCCCAAGTCCACTGTCTGCCAATTAGAGGAGCCTTATACCCGCATGGGTAATACTCGCCCCAGTGCTCAATGCGTGGGTTGACGATGTACCACGGTAAACCATGTTTTTCTGCTGAGACTCGATCGGCTTCGCTGGCAACTGGTGCGGTATGCGGGTGGCTGTGAACAATGCCGATAATTTCGCCAGCATCTGATGCAGCAGCGTAATCCTTAGGATTCAGCACAAACATGTCTTCCCTACTGTGCGCCATGTTGCGGCATGGCCAATACCGCTCACGACCTTTGATGACAACGACCAAACCAACTGACTCCCAAGGATCGCGGTCTTTAGCGTCTTGTAATGCAGCGTCGCGCCAAGTCATGCAAAGAAAGTGCCAATGCCTGGATAGCCACCAAATGGCAGCTCATTATTCTCGCCAAACCTAGCCTCGCAGCTACTCTGCTTCTTACCGCAAACGTCCTCCGATGCATTTACAACAGGGTTGTCATTAGCGTCAAAGTAATCAGTGCCTGTGTAACCGCATTCGGCAGATCGGTACACCCACTGGCAACGGCTGATGCACTGACGTTTTGGTGCCCGAACACCTGCAAGGTCAAAAGCACTTGCAAGCTCAAATTCAACCAGACTACGATTCTCAGTTGATTTTCGATCTACGTAATAAACTTCGATCGGGAATAATGCTGTTGGATCTGGTGTGCCGTAGGGGTTGCCAAGGGTGGCGGCAAGAGTATCACCACTCTGGGTCGTTATTAAGTCGCCCCCTTGGGTGACCAACGGGGACATCACTCCGTCGAAGTTCGCGCCATCGATATAACGTGCCAGGGTGCGGAGACGTGTGACCTTTGCGCCTTCCAAGCCATTTGGCAGTGTCGCTAGTAGCGCTGTGATTGTGCTGAGAATGTTGCTGACTCTCAGTGTGGGTCTTGGCAGGCTCCCTTGACCAGAGTAAGCAAAGCCGTCGGCTTCAATTGGCAAGGCTATGTATGTTGTTCCGCCAAACACCAAGTCATTGCCGGAGTTTTGTTGCGTGCCGTTATGGAAGTAATAGGTTTCGTCTACACCGTGCTGGGTTACATTCAGTTGAAGCTGGAACAGCTCAATAATTGCAGTAGGGTTGATACCCTGTAAGTCGCCAGTTATCGCCGCACTAGATTCAGTGTCGGTATAACCGACATCCCAGTAACCGGAGACAACGTAAGCCATGTTCAGCTAATTACGGCTTTGATAATTGCAAAGCCAATAACGATCGCTTCCGACAATGACCCGCTAGTGATGTTACGGACATTGATGCTCGCGGAACCAGACCCAGCTTGAGCGTTCAGTAGATACGAACCAGCTGTGCCTCCGCTGACGTGGTTGAGGATAATGATGTCGGTAGCGACGACCTCGGTGTTGGTCAGCGTGAAAGTCACGGTTGTGTCAGCAGCAAGTGCCGCTGCGTTCATTGTGATTTGACCGCATTTCTTGCTAAGCGTGACGCCTGTGCTTTTGCTGGTGGCTTGCGTGACTGTGCCACCTTCACCCGCTACGTAACCAGCCTTGTCTGTATTGAGATTGGTAAAATTCGAGTCAACTTCAGTGTGAGTAAGTGGTGAGCCTTTGCCAGCCCTAGTGACAATAGTGCTCATGGCTCAAATACTTGGCGGAAGTCCGCTTTTATCTTACTCCGCTCAAAAGAATAGATTTCTCGTGACCACTCATCGCACACCCACTTATATGCTGTTGTCGTTCCAGGGGGTGTCCAATCGAAGGAAGCGGCATCGACTGCCCTGGCGTCTAGGAATGTCTCGACAATATCAGCGTCGGTGTCCTTCAAGTCAAAGGTAAGTGACCATACCTTTGGGTTTTGGTTCAGGCCGAAAGAAACGCGGTTCTCGTAACCATCCCCGAATTGCACCCTGCGGGTGTTAGGACTACTCTCTTTTGTAGCAGAGTAAACGGGGTCGTAGGAAGGAAAGGTAGCCATCAGTTCGCCAAGAGTCCTCCGGGTCGTTTCTGCTTGATAATCTCAGCCTGGACAGCCGCCGCGAGGGCATTACCCACTTGGTTGGCGCGGGC